CGTTCAATCTTATTATGATCCATTAATAGAACCACAAAAAATAAATAGACATTATTATTGGGCGAATTTTAAGATTCCCGAAATAAATATAAAACCAATGAAAAACTTTAGCCAGGCAAAAAGAAGTGAAGTTGCAGAATGGTTGGGATTTGATTATCCAGGTAAAAATTATTACATAAAAGGAAATCATGATCCTGCACAAATATTAAGAAATTGCATTCACCCATTAGAAGGTAAAGTAATATTAGAAACTGCATTAGGCATTATAAATGAGCCTAAAAAAGTTATTGGAAGCTTATTTGACGAAACATATTTAACACTATAAAAAATGAACATTAAACAGATTTTAAAACAAATAAAATGAGAAGTAAACCACACGTAAATATAGGACAGATTTTAAAACAGCCGATTAACAGAATGCCGATAAGCGCACAGTTTATCCAAACAAAAAAAGTAGACCCAATTCAAAAAATGCTAATAAAGCCGTGTAAACTTGTAAACGAGTTTGACGAAAAAGGAAAAGAAAATATTGAACTTTGGTTAGCGATGGCGTGTGTCGGAACAACAATTTTAGATACTGCAACAAAATCATTAACTCGTTTAAAGGTAATAGACCAACGTGATGCCGTGCATGGTATTGTAAAGGCATTTAAAGACCTTAAAAATTATTTTAGTGGTAATGTTAACTACGACAAAAAAGAACGCGAAATAGACGACTTTATGTATTCATTCTTAACAGGTGATGAAGAACATCAACAACGTATAATTAAATTCCAAGAAACTATTTTAAATAAAAAATCAAAAAATAGTAAATAAAACTTGTGTAATAATTCAAAAAGAAATACATTTGTAAAAGATTAACAATGAAAAAAATAATAATGATTTTAATACCTGTATTTGGATTTTCTCAAGTCGGAATACAAACAACTAATCCCACGGCTACTTTTCACGTAAACGGGAATGTGAAATTAAAAGCAAGTCAAGGCTTGCCTACTGACAGTATTTTAGTTATAAGAAACAATGAGGTTTTAAAAATTGCTTCATCATCTTTAATTTCAGGTAAATGCCCTTCATTTAAGTACGCTCAAAGTAGCGGATATAGTTTGGTTTTTACATCGACTGAATCAATTCCTAATCCTAACAATTCATTAACTATTGAGGGAAAGAATTTTGTAAGTTCAGGAGCTTATATAAACTCAAATTTGTATTATTTTCAATACAGCAACACAACAGGACAGGCAATAAATATTAATACCTTTACCGTTAATTTCAGTGGATTAATTTGTAATTACTAACAAACAAAAATTAAATTATGAAAACCACATATTTCAAAATGATTGCTCAGAAAACGACTGAAACTCATACAATCTTAGTAGCAGTTGTACCAAATGATTTCTTAGGTGAAAATGTTCCTACGATTTGTGAAATGGAAGCTTTTAAAATGCCCTCAACAATTTATACAGGCACATATCCGAATATCAGAATCAATACTGATACGATCAACGAAAGAGCTGATTTAATAGGTAATGGTATAGATGGTATTATCACATCTGAAGGTTGGGCGACAAAAGAAACTCATCAAACCGATAGTTTAGGAATAGGTCTAAACCCTTAAATAAAAACAAATATGAAACAGATAGAATTAGAATTAAAGAAAAGACTTCTTATTGTGGAGGATGTTGAAAACGGAACTTATTTTCCTCCAAGAGATATCGATTATCACATTGAAAAAGCTGATGAAATTTGGAAACTAATCTGCAAAGGCTCTGAATTAACGGAAGAGATATTGGAAGGGTTAGTTGAAAAAGACGATATAAACGGGTTTAGAGAAGATTTTGTAAATGGGTGTGCTTATCTTAATTATAAAACCAATACTTATGTGTACACTGAAAAATTTAAAGCATTAGAATCTTTCATTTCAGCAATAGTGGCCAAAGGTTATTATTGGAGTGAAAATCCTTGCAAAAAAGAATTAGATAAATGCAATGAATACACTGATATGTTTACGATTGCAAAACGTACAAGAGCTTTTGAAGAAGCCGAATCCCGAACCTTCAACCCAGAGAATACATTAATATTTGAAATACTATGAGCACTGAAAACATTGTAATCGTTTAAAAATATAATACACTATGCAATTAGCAATAATATTTCCCGACCAAAGCCAAAGTTTTACGATAGGAGTAGAATACGGCAGACTCTTAGAAAGGTTCGAAAAAGGAGTAGAATTAATTAAGAATTATTAATAACCACTTGTAAAGAGTTCAATTACACTTATAATTTTGGAATAGAATATTTCGGTGAGTGGATTGAATTTTCAGCAATTAAAATTACATCATCAAATAATTAATACACTATGGAAAATACAGAACAAAAACAATTTTCAGTTTCTTTAGTTTATACAAAAACTAAAGGTGAGCAAATTAATACAGATTTAAGGGTCGCTCATTTATGTGCTATTAATGAACATGAAGCATTAGGAAGAGTAATTAATCAAGCTGATAATGAAATGAAAGGGTATGTATTAGTTTGTAAAATTGTTAAAGAATTTAAATTAAAGTCTGAGTAAACTATACTGCTCACTAAAAATTAAAATTATGGAATTCAAGGGAACAAAAGGAAAGTGGTTTATTGACCAAGATGAATGGGTTTTAACTGATGATAAAACTGAATTAGGAGATATTATTTGTGCTCCACCTGAAGAATGGGAGCTGTCAAATATAAAATGGCAAGCCAACGCTAAATTGATCTCAAAAGCACCTGAAATGCTTGAAAAACTATGCGAAATTGTTCAGGCAATTGAAAACGAAACAATAATTATTCAAGAAAATGAAGACAATGATGGATGGGAAAATTTTGGAGGTAGGTTTTATTCAGAAGCTAAAAAACTAATCAAAGAAGCAACGGAATTAAGCTGACATCTTACTGTCTAAAAAAACTCCTCTCAAAATGTTCCGAAACATAGAGTTGATGGGTTTTTGTCGGAAAAGTTTCTTTTACATAAGCTTTATTTTTAAAATTTAACAATACAATACTCTTCCTAAGATATTCGCAATATTCCGAAGAGTATTTTTTATTTTGTATATTTGTAATACAATATAAAAGTTATGGCTTATAGTGCAGAGCAAAAAGAACAATTATTTAAATCTATTTTTGAATCTATCGAAAATGGAAATTCTTTGCGTAAAGCGTTAATAGAAAATAAACTTTCTTCAAGCACTTTCTTTATTTGGTTAGAAGAAGACGAAATCAAATCGAAACAATACGCGCGCGCGACAGAACTAAGAGCAGAAGCTTTATTGGATGAAATGATGGATATTGTAGATGATTCTCAACACGATATTATACCGACTGAATTAGGTGACGGAATTACCGTTGAAAGAACAAATCATGAGGTTATTCAAAGAAGCCGATTAAGATACGATGCTCGTAAATGGCTAATATCTAAATTAAACCCTAAAAAATACGGAGATAAGTCTGAGGTAGATGTAACCTCTAAAGGTGAAAAAATAACCGCTATTTCAATAATTGACATAGATGGAAATTCAATTTAGTTTTTTCGATAATCAAAGACTTTCTTTAAAATACCTAAGAGATAATAAAACCAATGAAGTTCTTTACGGTGGTGGCGCTCGTGGTGGTAAATCGTGGTTTGGTAATAGCTGGGTAATAATGGAATGTATTTCCAAGCCAGAATCATCTTGGTTAATAGCTCGTGAAGAACTCACAAAACTTCGCGATACTACATATTTAACATTCTTTAAAGTTGCTAATAGTATTGGGCTTAAAAAAGATACTCACTATTTCGTTAATTCTCAATCCTTAACTGTAACATTCTACAATGGATCGGTAATATTTTTCAGAGAACTAAAATTTCTTCCTTCAGATCCTGAATTTGACCGAATTGGGTCTTATGATTTGACGGGGGCTTTCATTGATGAATCACAGCAGATACATAGTAAAGCAATAAACGTTTTAAGGGGTCGTTTTTCGGTTTTAAGCGGCAAAGGATGGTCTACTATTCCAAAAACTTTATATACCTGTAACCCCTCTAAAAACTGGATATACACCGAATTTGTTAAGCCTCATAAAGAAAATACATTAAGAGAAGATAGGCAATTCATAAAATCATTAGCGACGGATAATCCTTATGTTGACAAGGCTTATATTGATAACTTGCGTAAATCAGATAAAGTAACGGTTGAAAGATTGTTAAATGGTAATTTTGAATATGACGACGATCCAGCTAAATTGATAGAATATGACGCTATTATAGACAGCTTCACCAATACCTTTATTCAAAGTGGTAAAAAATATATTACTGCGGATATAGCGAGATATGGAAGCGATAAAGCTGTTTTGATAGCTTGGGATGGATTTAAAGTGGTAAAAATAAAATCTTTTGATAAATCTTCAGTTACGTTTTTAGCAAATGAAATAAAAGAACTTGCAAATGAGTTTAGAATTCCTATGAGCCATATTGTTTGTGATGAAGATGGTGTAGGTGGTGGTGTTGTGGATATTTTAAAGTGTAAAGGCTTTGTTAATGGTTCTCGTGCTATCGAAGAAAATCAAGATAATACAAATCCAAACGAAACCCCACCACAATATCAGAATTTAAAATCTCAATGTTACTTTAAATTAGCGGATTTAATTAATAATTCAGGATTATTTATTTCAGAAACCGAACATAAAGAAACTATTATCGAGGAATTGGAACAGGTAAAAAGAAACAACGTTGATAAAGACGGTAAACTATCTGTTATTCCGAAAGAAAAAGTAAAAGAGTTGTTAGGGCGTTCACCCGACTTTTCAGACGCTTTAATGATGCGTATGTACTTTGAATTAGACAAAGCTAAAGAAGTGTTTTTTTGGTAATAAAAAATCCCATCAAATTAATGATAGGATACCGCCCGTCGGCGACCTGTAGAATTGCTTTCAAAGGTATTATATTTTTTCTGCATTAACATAATCAATATGTACACAAGATATTCGTACTTGTGAAGGTTTAACACCCATTTTTTCAGCAGCTTCTTTTTTGTTATTAGCTTGTGTTGCTTTATTTCCGTTTGCGTAAGTTGTGTAAGTTTTCATAATATTTTTGTTTTAATTGTTATTTCTTGAGTACAAATGTAGTCCTTTTTGAAATACAATCCAAATATTTTTACAATTATTTTTAACTTTTTTTATTTGCGATTTTAAAAAATTAGTATTACATTTGTAAATACAAAATGACAGTGGCGGAAGATAGACGTAGCGACAAGTGCTAAATTGGGGTCTGAGGGCTCAAGTGTATAGTGTACAGGTATCGAATCCTGTCTGTCATTTTAAAAATGCGAGATGTAATTCTGGTTCGACTCCCGAAACCCCTGGTGGGAATAGTATAATGGCAATACCCATCGAGCATATTTAAATGACATCGGAAAATTATTTTTCTTGTTCAGTCGACAAAGATAGGTTTGTGCACAACATCGTTTATAGTAGAAGTTCAGTAAATAGCCCGACAACGATACAAGCCTGAAAGGTAAATGAAAATATTAAGACTTATCCCATTTAATGGTGTGAACTAACATTTACTATAGATCTCGATGTCATTTTAATTTGTTTTCTTTTTTCAACATTCATAATTTCTGGTTTCATGGTGGTAATTAATTTTATCACCATTTTTTTTGAAAATAATTCATTAAATACTTGTTTTGTATTTCTAAATGTTGTACATTTGTATCAAGATAATCAAAGTGGTTATCGTAATTTAAAACCAAGAAATTATGAACAAACAAATTAAAAAGACTTTTGCTGAATTAGACGACTTAGACAAGTTAATTTTAATCAATTTAAAAGACGGACTAACTCAATTAGAGATTTCTGAATCTTTTAAAAGAATTAACTTAAAACCTAATAGTTTAAGCATTATCGAAAAAAGGTTAAAATCTATTAGAGAAAGGTTTAACGCAAAGACAAACTTTCATTTAGCGGTAATTGTATTTGGGAATTAGTTAAAGCCGACCTAAGCAAGTCATTAAACTGCTTTTTACTATGAAAGCTAAATTAAATAAAATATTGAATAACGAAGATTTAGACGATTCGTCTATTTACGAGTTAAAAAGAAATGGTTTGATAGTTAAGATAACTTACAGCCAATATGTGATAACTGAAAAAGGTTTAAAATTAATAAATGAATTATGAGTGCATACGATTTTATAGAAAAAAGATTTAGTGATCCAAATATTGATTTGGACGATATTATTAAACTAATGGAAGATTACGCCACCGAAGTTGCTCAGGCTTCTTTGGAGAAAGCGAGTGAAGAAGCTGAAGTATTTGAGGTAGATTGGGATACAACAATTGTAAATAAAGAATCAATAACCAACCCCGACAACATCGTTTTACTTTAAAAAATAGAAAGAATGGAATTCAAAGGAACAAAAGGTTTTTGGCGAACAAGAGAACATTTTGATGAAAAATATAATCAACCGACAATTGAAATAGATTGTGGAGAAGATACATTATCATTGGCAACTATATGGAGTGGAAATAGAGAAAATGCTGAAATTTGCGAAGTTGTAAAAGCTGATGCTTTACTAATTTCCAAAGCACCAGAAATGTTAAGATTGTTAAGATTAATCGTTGATGATTATGAAAATACTGGTAAATCTTCTGAAAGCATTTTACTTGATTTTTTGAAATCGGCAAAACAATTAATAAAAGAATCAACAGAAATTTAAGATATTAAATAACCGTAAATAAAATAAAGAAAATGGAAAAAATTAAATGCTACACAGTTAAAATGGATGGTTCAACCTTAATCGACACAGATTTAGATAATATTATGGAAACTATCAAAATAGAAATTGAAGAAAACATATCAGATGCCGACCCTATGAGTTTTGATTTTGGTTGTGTTTGGTTGACTCAGGAAGAAATAGACGAAATGCCAGAATTTGATGGATTTTAACTTGCTAATTAAAATAAAAAACTTATATTTGTAGAAGCTAAACGATTCTTTTATAGGTCATACTTCAACGGATTTACTTATTATTCATAAAGGTAAAGGCTCACAGGGAATCGTTTAGCGACATTTTTGACTGGTGAGCCTTTTTTAATGCCTTTAACAGAGATATACCTTATTAAAATCATTACATTGGCGGTCAAGAATCGAATAACTTTCTTTCGGTAAACCATGACGGTGCGGAAGTTATTTTAAAGCGTTGCATGAGACATGACGCAAAGGTGGAACGAAAGATTAAGCCTTGTCAGGGGTTTGTAAGAGCTTAAATTAATCGAGTGGTGTTAACTTACATAAAGCATCATATTTGGACGACGGCAACGCTTATACGTTACAAGACCAAAATATAGTTTTCCTACCTTTTAGATGTTTAATTATATCTAATTGGGTAGGGGGAACTATATTTAAACTCTAACAACAACTAACCGTTACAATAACATAAACAATAATATTATGAAAGAATTATATTCTAAATTAAACGAAGCAGAAAAAGAAATAAATAAGCTAATTATTGAAAATAAAATTATAAAAGAAAAATA